TCTTAGTAGCTTTCTTCGCCATGATGACCACCTCCTACTTCACTACGTTCGTCACATCGACCCAATGATTCCATAAAACGACTTGCATTAAATCGTCTATTAATTACATGCGGAGAAAGATTTGCAATAGCATGAGGATCTTCTTGGATCATACGGCTATCCATGATCTCTTGCTTTCTTCGTGGATTAACTTGAGCAAAGAAATGATCTGCCATATTAACCACAACCAAAGACTCTTTAACACTTACTTTTGTTCGTAAATGACGCGGTTTTGATTTCTTAACTCTTGGTGTAGACATAATGTCCCCTTAAAAAGTAGGCCGCATCTTGGTGTATACGGCCTACTATAATTATCTTACTCGAGATGTTTCTTGAGCATTAAGTTGCTTATCAACTTGCTCTTGTTGCTTAGAACGTTTGAAAGCTATATTGGCTGGAGTTCCCAGAACTTTATAAGCAATCTTAGTTGCTAAACATTTTCTTCTTGGAGCTGCTGGCATAATAACCTCTACTTAGTATTTAGTAGGGTTACAATGTCTTCGAGCACCTTTAAGATCTTCATCCATTTGTCTGTCAATTCCTGAAATTTTATCATCAAGTCTTGAATCAAGTCCTCTATCAGCACGAGGCCAATCACGATAAACAACATGTTGTGGCATGTTTGCTACTGCATGTTTGTCTTCTGAGATCATACCAGCATCTTTCATCTCTTGATGACGACGTTCATTGTGTCCTTCGTACATACCATGCATTTCATGTTTTTTTTCATGACGCTTTTCTTCATGATGATGTTTTTTCTTAGCCATTTTTTTCCTTTAAAGAAACTGCAGCTTTATATTTAAACTGCAAGGTTGATAATATTCACCTCTATCTCTGAATTAAAATCTCTCCACCTTTTGTTTAGTTTTATTTTTGAAACATAAGAAGGATCAATTTTAAATTCATTGGCTATATCCTTCAATCTCATCCCAATATTTATTAATATTTTTATATTGGTAACTTGATTAATTGATAACTTTTTTCCACTTGTTCTGTTTTTTCTTATAGTGTCCGCAGAAACAACCCTTTTCTTAGTGTTTTCTGAAATAGTTAAGAATTGACAATTATTAGGACTATAATCTTTATTAGAATCTATCCTGTCTAAAGAAAGACCTTGCTTCCACCCATTATTGATACACCATGAAAAAAACTTTTCTCTATTATTCAACCACTCATCACTTACTTTGATTCCTTTTCCCTGATAAAAAGGATAATTGTGAGGAGAAGCATTATAACATCTTTTATTCATGCTATACCAAAGTGCGTAAACAGGGTGTCCATTTTTAACTATCAATATCTTCTCCATTTCTAAAAACCATTTCGCATAGGATCGAACTTATCTTACTGTACAGATTGTCCTGATTCAATAGGCTTTGATAATTGTTCAGATACTTTTCCGACTGCAACTTCTGAAACATTTGATTCATGAGCACTTAAACTACTTGCCATTCTTAATAATTGCTCGATATGATTAAAGTCAATTGACTCTAATTCTTTAATAGCTTTTATCTTATTAAGCGTAGCTGATTCGTCCTCAGAATTTGCCTTATGCAATCTTTCCACAGCCAATGCTTTATTATCTTCAACACGTGATGCTCGTTCCAAATAAAGACCCATGTCAGCTTGACTTCTTGCATGAGCCAATTCGATCTGAGATTGTTGTACTTGCATTTGCATTTCTGCTTGTTGTTGAGCTTGTTGTGCTTGTGCTTGCTCTGCTTTCTCAAGATTCTCAATGATCTTAGCTTTGCCTTGAATCGTTGCTGCTTCAAGTAAATCTGCAGGAGTAATAGGCAATCCCATTTCTTTCAATTCCATCATCTGAGCAAACTGCATCTGCTTTTGCGTTGTAGTATTTAAACCATCTTCAACTGCAGCATGATATTTACCAAATGCTTTGTTATGGAATTGTTGAGTTGGCTCTTCTCCTTCAAGAATCTTTTTGATTTTACCTGGTGTAAAGTTTGCTTGAATAATATCAATCATCAACTTACCAAGTATCTTTTGTGATCGATCTAATTGATCAAAGAGAACTTGAAGTGTTGTAAGACCAGCACCTTGTCTAAGCATTGATAAAATACCAGCTTTGTCATCAGTTGCTGAACCTAAAAGTTCTTCATTAACACCAGATATTTCACTCACCTCTTTTGCAAGCAACTCTGAAAGTTGAATCATTGATGGTGGTATTTGGGGAGCTTGTATCTGTTGCACATCAGCCATTGATGCATCTTCTTTTAATGCAAGTCCACGACCTTGGCCTGACAAGAACACATCTTTTGGATTCACTAAAGCATTCTCTTTATAAATCCATCCAGAATTTATCTGAGACTCTAAGATATCCAATTCGATAGCACGCCGACGATTATAAAGATACTGAGCATCACGTAAACCACGAACAACGCCCTGGATGCGCCACGGGAAATAAGGCATTTGTGGGTTGTAATAGCCCAAAACAGGAACAAAAGGGTATGAATCAATACCCATAGGATTCGGTCCATCATACATTACCTTTCCTTGAACAACAACAGCCATACGAACCGTAGGAATGTCTTGTTCAATAATTGTTACTTGTGGATAGGTTTCAAGGAAAAGTTTTAAACCTTCTGCATTATCAACCTTCCACTCCATTGTCTCACCAGTTTCTGCATCAACTAACATCTTTTGTGTTCGATAGTCTCTATAATAAAACTCATCGTAGGTTAAAAGATTCTTCATACCATAATTATAAGATTCTGGCATAAACTGAAATTTACCATCTCTACCTGTTCCTGAATCCTGCCCAATAAGACCTATGATTTCATCTGCATGATCAGGAAGTAATGAAATAGCTTCTCGCTTCGTTAAAAAGCTACGCTTCCATAAAGCATTACAATCTGACAGATCAGTCTTTCTAAAGTATGGATCTATCAAAAAGCTATTGTAAGAACAGTTATCAACTTTAATATTACCTGATACTGGATCATTTCTATAATCAACCCATATCTGCAATAAGTTCATACCCGTTACTAAAGCTCCGTGGAATGATTCAGAAATAGTCTCGAGAATAGATTCTTGATTAACGCACCACATTAATACTTTACTGAACTGATCTGATGTCTTATCATCAGCATTTTCAATAGGTATAGCAATAATAGACTTACGATTACGTCTTTGATGACCTCCAATCATATTAACAACGCGTCTAATTCGATTAAAACTAAACTGACGTCTACGATTCGCTGGAAGATTACCATACAAATCATTCCAAAGCGTCTGATCACCAGCCTCAAACCTTGTGTCAGTATCAGCTTCACCCCAAAAACTTTGGTTTATGGTTATAGACTCGGCATAAAAGGCTTCCATCTTAGCTATAATGCCTTTGTGCTTTTCATTATAGTATTGCGGGCCCAGTTCGGGAAATAACATAGAGACTCCTTATAAAATACAACTGTACAATTGTATTCATAAGATAGACAACAAATGACACTGATTCCATTAATTCAAATTTCCATTCTAAGAAATGTTACAAATGGTAATCAGTGTATATACAAAGGCATTGATAAGTAATTAAAAACATGACACAAAGAAACTATGCTCTTTTCAATATTTGCAATGCTAAGTCTCGCGCTTGCTTCATGAATTCGCAATTGCACTTTTGCTCATGATTATACGTAATAATGTCACCTTCTTTTCTACTAATGTAGGTATGCGTTAAGGTGAATTGTTTTCCCAGGCAATCTATCTGTGTATTAATCATTACTTTCCTTTTTTACCTTGAAATAACTCTTGTTTTGTATTCGATTAATATACTTTTTTAATGCTACTTTAGATTGATATGTTTTCAATCGTCTAGATTTACAAATAATTTCCTTATTGTTATTCAAAGTCATTTGCTTATGCCTTCTTAGAACTCGCAAGTCTTTACCGAAACTTGCAAATAATGTCATAGGTACACTAACAATGAGAAACACAATTAAGGTTATTATTGAGAACTTAAACACAGCAACACCGATCCTTATTTATGATTAGTACATTCCTCTACGATCATTAAAAAACCCCTGCTCAGATCCCATTCCATCACTGGCATACCCTTGAGCTTCTCTATACCGAGCTTCTAACTCTTTTGGTGATGAATTAGAATTACGCATACAACTTAAAGATAATGCAAGATATCGCATAGAATCTGCATAGTGGGAATATTGATCATGACAAGGCTTATCCCTATACACCTTGTATTTATTATCATATTCCTGCCTATAACTCTCTAATGCTTTAATTAAATCTTTACACCTCTCTTCATCAAACCACATTTTTGGAAGTGCAGATCGCACAGCTTCAATACCATCCATAATAGAAAGCATAGGCAGTACAGATTTTGTACCATTTTCACGAGTCTCAAACTTTATGCCCAGTTGTTTTGCAGTATCAAGACGAGATAGACCTGAAGAAAATTCCTTTACACAAATATCATGGGGTGCAAAATGAGATGCGTATCTGTATGGCTTACCCAAAACTACATCAATATAATGATGAAGACCTTCCTTTTGCTTGCTATATGAATCAATAATGTGAATAACCTTACCAATCACTTGATAAAATATAATTGCCGTAGAATCACGAAAACCCAAATCCCAAACTGTAAATACCGGAAAACTAGGATCCCAATTAACTTTTCCAATCTGTCCATTTAATCTCAATTTGTCAATATACTTTGCAAAATACGATCCCTCCGCGCCCATCGAAAAACTGCAAAAATACTCTTGCTGAACTAAATCTGGACTCACAAGGCCATCATCAATATCTTGTTGAATAACATCAAGAGATATATGATGAGTGTCTCTGACGCTGAGCATTTGGCAGAACCAATCTGGAGATTCTTGAGCAATTTGATACAAATCGTAGAAATGATTTTTTCCTCGAGGCGTGGAAACACAGATAATCGACCCACCATTGGCATTAATTATAGGTAGTGCATACTTAAAAGCATCCGCATCTGCTAAAGCCATTTCCGAAAATATCAGCATTCTAGGATTGGACCCAATAAGTGATGTATCATATGAATCAGATCCAATTAACTGACAAATTGAGCCGTTTATTAACGTTATTTTTAGTTCCTGTGAATTTATTGACTTAATGAGTTGAGGCGGAATAAAGTCAATAAAACGCATGCCATCGTTAGTGATGGAGTCGAAGATTGTCCTACGCGCCTGGCTGAAGGTAGGGAGGCAGTAAAAATAAACCCCAACTTTACGCACTGCCTGTCGAATCATTAAATTGAAACAAACAACATCTTTCCCCGAACGCCTTGACCATACTAGTAGCATCTTTTTATATCCAAGATTCTCAAAAGCATTGCACGCAGCTAATTGGTAATCTCTTGGCTTGAATCTATCTAAATGAATCTCTGTGTTTACGTTCACGATCCTCCTTTATTTCTATCATACGACAACTTTACAGGGTCTTACATGGCGAACTAGTTTATTCTTTTCACCCAACTCTTTTGCATGGCATTTCTTGCATTGAGAAGATGACTTTTCATTTAATTGATTGGTTTCTTTGATATTAATTGCTCCACAGACACACATACAGTCCCATAATCTATCACCCCGTTTACTTGAACCAGATCTTTTAACAACAGTCCATTTACCAAATTTTTTACCTGTCCAGTCCCTTGTATGACGCTCTGGAATTCTTTTATTATGAGCTTGCTCTAGCATGGTCGCCCAACGAACATTACCCAGAAAATATCCTAAGTTGTTATCAATTCTATCCAGAGTCATACCTTCTGGACGATCACCAACATCTTCAAGGAACACAGAAAAACTTTTCCAAAGTGGATCATAGTTTATACCGCGGCCCCCGTAATTAGCGTAGTTTGGACTGCGTGGATTATCACATCTTTGCCTCATATTATCCCATGTAGTTCTTAGAGGATGATTTGGCTCTATGACAATATCAGGATATTTACACTTTATACAACTACCTATTGATATTCTCTTTAACTCTTTAGGTAATACATAAGCAATATGATCCCTATCGCACAATGTCTCATAAAACAAAACATTATTTCTTGTACCACTATTTTTGCGTATCTTACCAATGACATATCTATCACCAAATCTTTTACCTACAGCATCTGGTATAACAGTTTGATAGCATTCACGGCATTGGTTTGTTTTTCCAGATCTCAATACTGTACCAGCAATATCCCTATTATTTCCACATTCACAAACAACTTCATAAACAACAAGACCATGTCTTCTCTCCAATCTCTCAGAAATAACTGTCCATTTACCAAACTTTAAACCAATCAAAGTAATCCCTTTTACTGAAAAGTCTATACATTCTCTGTTACCACTAAGACACAAAATGATATAACAATCAATATTGCACTCGTCATCATAAATAATTTTATTATATCCATATAAAAACCTATTTTTTCTATTATTGAGTCTCCATCCTCTACTTCAACAGTCATATCTTCATCATTTGATTCTTCAGAAATTGCAATCATTGACATAACAACAAACTTCTCTTCATCTTGTGTGTAAAGAATCTCAGTTTCTTGAATAAACTTTCTACCATCCATTAACGTTACTTCGTATTTCATTTCGATTCCTAAAAAAAGATTTTGTAATTTCAACCAATTCTATCCACTTTAAGCCTGCAATTTCAACCAATTATGCTTTCAACTTTGTCTTACATTCATAGCAATTACAGTTTGGAGCTATCAATTTCTTTTGCACTGCTAATTCTTGGTTCTTAATACATACATCAATGAATGGTTTTGCATCAGGGAACAATTCTAACGAAAGATTATGTGCTGGGTGGATAACGTCATTGATCAATGTTAAAATGTTAGCCATCATTTGAGATTTATTGATATCGTGTTCCGACTTATCTTTATAATTCTCAGGAGTTACATCAAGTTTCTTTAATTCAGCAGCTAAACTTTGCAAGTGTTCATACCCGATCGAAACTACATCCGACAGTACAGTCCTTAAATGCGATACACTGTTCTTCTTGTGCATGAGAATCCTTTTCGTTTTTTATTACATTATCTTCATCATTGTTATCAGATTCTTTATAAATAGTCTGGCAAAGATTGCATGAGCTGAGCTGTAAAGGGCAGACATATAAGTTACAGGGAATACATGTTTTCATTCCTTATCCCTCAATTTATATTGATTAGGACCTACAACTCTATTATCTCTTGTTGAATCATTAATTTCTCGGGCTACTTCTTCTGGAGTCTTTAATCTAAGTTGTGCATCTTCTGGGAGAACAAATCTATCAATCACAACCACTTTGGTTTCATTAGCAGCTGATACTTCATCTCTCATTCTTGCTAGTTCTTTTGTCTGGTCTCTCCATATCTCTTGGTAATAACCTAAAGTTCTATGTGTTGATGCTTCTGCGTATTTACGAGTCATTGCACCTTTTTCACGACGAGAGCCAATTCGAGATATTGCATATTCATGAGCTATCTCCATAACAGGATGTTCTTTAATCCATTGATAGAAGAGTTTCATGCGATAACCCTGAAAGTCTGTAAAGTCTTGAATTAAGAGTGAATCTTCTTGATCTGCCCAATCTCGTAATTTCTTAGCTTCTGATTCTATAAAACTTTGAGTGATTATATGCTTTTGGAAAGTATGAACATTAAGGTAATCTCCAAGAAAAATCTGCTTAATAGGTGTTAAAACAGCTTCTTTTTCAATACTTACCTTTTTTGTCTTTTTTATAGGAACTGGTCTATTATTAGTAGTTTTTGAAACCTTACTCATTTAACTCCCTTTTTAAAAGCATTGAAAAAAATAAAATCAACGTGATCATCTTATCAGAAGTCTATATTTTTTTAATATTTATCTCAGTTCTTGCTTGATCTCCATAAATCTTACGTGCAGTCATAGATGCTACAATACAATCATCTGCAAAGGCAACTCCAATAAGACAATCAAAGACATACTTACATAAATTATCCAAATCAACACGAGCTATATGTGGATTGTTTCGTAACTTTCTTTGTTTTAAAGCACTATAACTATCAGATATAGGAAACACAAACAAGAGATCCATATGTACAGCATCCATAAACATAGGTCTATGATTCCACTGAGCTTTTAACTCTAAAAAAGCTGTATACATTTCACGAGACTGAGAATTATACACTCTACCTTTAGTCATACGAGGTCTTGCTAATGGAACTGGTCGCCCTGAGATCACTAATTCAATCATGATGCATCTGCTATTTTCTTATGCGTTTTATCAATCAAAAATTGAATGTATGGTATGGATGCTCGTTCAACTTGAACCTTCAAACGCTGGAACATAGCAAGCCTACGATTGAAATCCATCTCCGCATTACATAGAACCAAACGCTCTTGCATAACAGTTTGAGATATCTTTCCTGAATTATGCGATGTAATTGCTGGTTTCTCTATAATCGGTCCAGGTTTTTTCCATGGTTCATACATACTTTCTCCTTCTTTAAGATAGAATTATTTATATAGTTCCTGGCTTTGCATATCTATTTAAGAAGAAATTATTAGGTGATTTCTTTTTAGCTTCTTCTATTCTTTGTCTAGCAGTCAAAACATCTTCATCAACAAATTTTATTGCTGTAAATATTTGATAGGCCTCTGATTTTAACTGAGGCTCCTGCGGTTTAGTAAAAACTTTTTTATGATCTTTACCATCTACATCTAAATAGCTCTGGTAACATGTAATATCATTTTTATATCGTCTATTATTCCACTTTTGATTTTTAGCTTGTTGAATAATCTTGCGCTGAATTTCTTTTTCAGAAAACTCGGAGTTTTCATAAAACTTTTCATATTCTTTAAGAGTCACAATGTCCTTTGTACAGTTTTTTTTGGTTAACGACCAATCTGCCCACTCTTTTTTTTGCTTGTTTAACCAACTCTCTTTGTCTAAGTAAGCATCTTGATAGAGTCTATCCTCTTTATGTTGCTTTAAACATGCTTTATTTTCTTTAAAGCATCTGTTTTCGCAATCCTTTCTCTTTCTATAACTACATACACTTGTATTTAATTCTTTTAATACATTAACATTAGTTAATTGTGTAACCTCTGGCTCAACAACGGCACTTTCAACGACAGAATTTTCGACAACAGAATTGAGTATCTCTTTCATACGGAAGTATGCACGAGTTAGGTTTGTAAATACAAAACGCAACGACCATCTCACATAGGGATTCCATAAAAATTCACCTAAAGAATATTTATTCATAGTCCACTTCTTCTTACCACTAACAAAATCTATTATCTTCATTTCTTTAAAGAACATAAAAGCTTCATTAATAGCCTTGCGACTACAACCCATTTTTCTTGCTATGGTTTCTTGAGCGTAACAAGTTACTTGTCGGAAGTTAAATAACCTAAACATATACTTGAGAATATTTATACGCAATGGAGTAAATTCGGATAGACGCTCTGGAACGAATGTTGCAGGCACACT